TAATGCGTTCTGCCATATGTCTATGGAGCCTGTGGCTCTACCTCCGGTATTTTTGCATCTTGTCTTCCACCAATAACAACCCAATCAAATTTAACGTTCTCTTCTTCAGATGTTTCAACGAAGAAACCATCTTCATTTTTTTCATCGACCCATACGTTATATGGTCCATAAGGTGTTAGTGTAATAGTATAGTCATCACCCACTAGTTTAAACCAATAATCTGGTAATTCTACGGGTATACGTTCTGGTACATCTTTTAATACTATTGTACCTCTATAATACACTCCATGTTCTGGTCCTTCTAAACATCCATATACTAATCTTTTATCATCATATATAGGATGTGGAATATCAAAAGATTTTGTAGATGCTACAAGATGACCAGTGATATTAACTGCGGGGTTAGTGGCCGCAGAATTACCACCTGTAATATTCAATGCTGTAGTACCACTTCCACCACCTGTACCTGCAACGGTTACTGATTGTAATCCAGCAATAGTAGTAGCAGAAGCTCCTAAGTCTATCTCTGTAGTTCCGACAGTTACACTATCGTTAGCTAGTTTACTATTAGCTATACTACCATTAAGCATAGCGTTAGTTACAGAACCTGTTTGTCCTGTGTGTATTATATCTTTATAACTAGCGCTGCCTGTTACTGCTTCAGACAATTGCCATTTATCATCAGTTTCGTTCCATCTTAGTACAGGATTTATTGCAGTACTACCACCACGGTTTACTTCTATACCTGCACTTTCGGTTGGTGATGTACCTGAGTAATTAGAATTTAATTCTATAAAATTATCAAAGACTGTAACAGTCTCTGTAGAAATCGAAGTTGCAGTACCAGTAACAGTTAAGTTACCCTCTACTGCAAAGTTACCTTTGGAAGTGATTGTACTTGAGCTACTACCCATGTCAATGTCACCACCTCCTACGTTTAAGTTAAGTTTAGAAGCAGAGCCACCACTTCTAGCTTGTATTTTAGTAGAGTTCATACCTATATTGGCTCCACTGTCATTACCAATCTGGAATAAACCTGTACCATCAGCTGTTGTTAATGCATCACTCTCGGCTACATTAATCTCTAAAGGCACATTAGGCGCTGTTGAGCCAATAGCTAAATTTTGACCCACCAAATGCCCTGTAGAGCTATTTAGCGTAAGCATAGCTGTACTACCACCATCGGCATATTTGTACAGTATAGCTCCATCGTCTAGGTATATATCTTTATTACTGTTGCTAGATGAAGATATACCTGCTCCTATTCGTAGGTCTCCATCTATTGTTAATTTATGTGAAATATCTGTAAAGCCTAAATTACTTGCATCTCCAAGTCCAACATTTCCGGACTTACGTGCTCTAATGTTAGCTGTTGAAGCGGAAGCACTTACACCCCATACATCGGATGTGGATGAAAGTGAACCTATATAATCGTAAACTGCATTCATTGAAGGTGCCTTAGTTGTAACGCCATCCCAAGATGCGCCAAAAGTACTATCATCGACATTTGCTTCAATTCTTGCTTTAATGTATTGTTTAGAGGGTAGCCTATCATCTAATGTTAACATGCGAGCCTTGGCAGTTGTTACTTTACCTAGCCCATATCCTTCTTGTGTGGCTTTCTTGTTAAGTTTTGTTGGTTTAAATACTTTCATGGCTTATCCTCAAAGTGGGCGACTTTTACTATGGTGCCGCCCATACCATTATCCTAAGTTTGCTTATCTAATCAGAAATTACAATACAACCAGCTTCTGGCCTTATGACTTTCAATCCATATCTCATAGACATGTATGAACCCATAATTCCGAATCCGGGGTTTGCTTCTTCTACAGTTAGACCTCTTCTCTCGACGTAAGCGACAGGTTTGACGCTCATGTCAAAGATACCAGCTCTGGTTTTTGGTACGTAGGAGTTAACAATAACGTTAAGTCCGTACAATTGTCCAACGACACCGTCGTTAGATACATCGTTTACGTAATCAATACCGCCTTTCGATGTAGGAGTATCAATAGTGTTAGTACTGGTTGTTCCTGTTGAGAAAGGTGCTGTGAAGTCAGCCAATTCTAATAGAGTTTTGTAGTGAGTTGGTGAAACCAAGATAGTATCTGGGTTTTGTCCTTTTGCACTCATTAACTCAATAGCTTTGGTTATATCGGTTAACTCTAAGTTACCACCCGTAGATGATTCAGAACTGCTTGCATCAGTAGATGCGAAGTAGTGGGTACCTAGTGAGTTTAAGTCACTTAGTGAGTATCCACCGTATTCGTTTAATCTGTTACCAGATGAAGGACTTGCTCCAAAGAATCCACCGTATGGGTAGGATGCGAATGTTTCAATATCTGTTTCATTGGTTCCTGTTGCTACTGCTACTGTTCCGAAAGTTGTGTCTGCTAGACCAAACACTGCATAAATGAAGTGTTTTATAATGTGTCTTTGGACGGCTCTTCGGGCTTCGTTCAAAGCGAGTTCCATTTCAGAGAATCTTGAATCTTCAATCATTCTTCGGGTTACACCAACTGCAATTCCATACTCTTTGACTGATACACGTTCGTTTCTCAAGTCAGTGTGTTGGAAAGCTGGAGTAGCTCCTTCTTCAATTTGTTCAAGACCCATGGATGGTTTTGCAAATGTAATATCTACATCTCCACCAGTGTCTGTGGTAAATCGCTCTGCAAACATATTAACTACAGGCATTTCAGTGACTTTGTAATCCTGAATTGCGTCTTTGTAGTCTACTAATACCCTGTTAGCGGTTGAGCTCAATGAGCTGTCTGCTATACCGGGATTTGTTCCTGCTGCTACCATATTATCTTATCTCCTTAGAGCACCATGACCTTTGTCATAGAGTCTGTTGTTGCGTTTGTTTCCAATGCGATTGCTATAACCACATCTTCTTCTGAGTCAGCTGAGTAAGCGTTTTTAGTTTCTAGGAAACCGGGTTTAGCGCCATCTACTGAAAGTAGGTCACCAGCGGTAACTGCATCTGTAATAGCGTTGATTATAATTCCTCTACCAATAACGACAGATGCGACATCTCCGTTTGCGGTATCGGTTAATGCAAAACCTAATACAGGTGCTTCGCTGGCTGTTGCCAACTTTGCTGTACCGTCAGTGTGAACTTTCAATGCTTCACCAGCTTCTAGAGCTTCTCCAGCTGTAAAATTGACGATTCGAGACGGAGCTCCACCATCATTTACTAATACTGTTTTTACTATTGCCATATTTTATTCACCTTAGTTTTCTTCCCTCTTGAATACGATTCTGCCGTTTTCCATCGCAAACATGCGTGGAGTTTCGTCAGCTTCTACTTCTGGGGTCTCTTCAGCATCTGGAGACTTGCCTTTTCCAAAGGTCCTTTCGGCCTCTACTGGAAGTGGCATAGAATCCATAGCGATGCTAAATCCTTCTAGCTTTATGTCGTCCCATGCTTTGAGTTCCTCTGCACGTGCATCTTTCCCATCGTCATCGAGTTTTCCAAGTGCGACTTCCTTTTCTAGGATGCCAGTTACGAAATTGTTAACACGAGCTTCAGCTTCTGCTGCTTCTCTTGCTTCTTTTTCTTCTTGGAATTTTGATACGAGAGCCATTGCCTCTTCGTGCTTGGTGTTTAACTCAGCATAAGTTTCTTTCATCTCTTCTAGTTGAGATTTCATCGAAGCGAATTCACGCTCGGTGATTCCAACTGCATCAGAGACATCTTTTTGTTGTTCTTCAGCCATGTTTTGTACCTCGCTGTTTCGCCCGTGTGTGTCACAGGCACATGATGTATCATCGTGACCACCACAGCCACAATCACCATGTTCATCACCGAATTCACGGTGACTATCACATTCCTTTTCTATTGTACATGCGTCACAGACGGGTGTTCGAGTCTCATTATCAATAAAACTCACCTCGATAGGACGGATGTCCATTGCAAACGGTTCTCCTAAGACATCGACGTCTTTAGAAAACCAATCGATAGAGACATGCGTCATATCTCCGTTTTCAATCTTTTCTAGCACTCCATTACTTTCTGCTGCACCTCTATATAGTTGTGCAAGCATCTTAATTGCCTTTTTACCATCTTCTAGCTCTACGATTTCTGGGTTGATAGCCTTTCCAAGGAGGTCGTCCTCGGTTCGTTGATGATTGTAGTAAACTGGTAACTCAGTAAATGTTTCTACACTATTTTTTAATACGGACGGTTCAATAAAGACCTTTTGGTCGCCATCTTCGTCGTGAGGGCCTGACGTTATAGCGATAACTGGGTATTCTATATATTCATCCGTGTGAACAGGTTCTTGTAGTTCCAATGCAAAACTGCGCTGGTTTTCCTGTCCGCCCTCGGCAGATTCAGCGAACTTTCTGTCAGTTCCTTCCTCTACCCTCATACGGCACATGTTCGCCGTAATCTCTTGGTAGTCCTCTATACCTCTCTTTTTGAGAGTTGGGCCTACTTCTATTATACAACGCTCGTAGTCGTACTCTTTGCTCATTCTTCTCTATCCCCCGTAGGATTTGCAGACGGTTGATTACCACCGTTGCGGTTTTCTGTCCTTGCGGACTCTTCTTTTTTATCTTGGTCTCTTCCTCCAGATATATTTGCGTTCTCTGCGGTTTCCTGCACTTCAGCTGCTCCTTCTGGATTCAATCCTCTTTCTGCTCTAACTTCACCGGGTGCTAATACTCCCTCGGATAGATATATCATATCAGTCTTTGCTTTTATAAATGCATCATCCACATTTATATTCCTAAACTTAAACCTTGCATCTCCACCTAAAACTTGCGGCATCAATTGAGCGTTTATAGCTGCTTCTACCGCAGACTGTAGGTGTCTAACGTAAGGTTCGAAAATAGCTCTTGCTTGTTCAGGTTTGTCAAACATAGTTATAGGTACCTTTAATGCAACGTGTATTTTCTTAAGTATATCATCAGTATACTTACCATACTCGAATGCTCTTTGTGTACCTTGTAACTCTTTTACTACTATATCATTACCGTGTATAATATCTTCACCCGGTTCTAAAGCATTAAAAGCTGATACTATTTCATTTATTTTATCTGGGCCATAAGGCATATCAGGTAAACCAGCACTTATATCAAATCTGCTAGTAGCATATTTGTTTAATGCAGCACCTATATCTCTTTCAGCATAATCTTTTAAATCTATTAAATATAGTATAGGGTGTATATCACTCAAACCATATGCATAGTCGTCAAAAGGATTATTACGATAACATATTAATTCATTTTCTTCAAAACGTACAGAGTCTTTATCGTCTCCTATGTCTTGATAGTAATACATTACTTGACCACTGGGGTCTCTTTGAATGTACATATTCTGTGATGACCTAATAACTAAGTTATCACCTGTCCATTCTAGGTATGATGTACCAAAGATACGTCCATTCCTTAACCATGTGTATAACAACTGTTCAATATTTATTTCGTCAAATAAACTTTGTATTGTCTCTCTATCCTCATCGTTATCTGTTACAATATCATACCCATCCTTAGCTGCGTACATACAAGGTAGGTCAATTAAAGTTCTAACTATAGGGTCAGACAAATATACATTCATATATGTTTTGTAATCACCTATCTGAGGTTCTTTATTGGCTTCTTTTCTTCCAAAAACTCCACCTTGATTTGATAATGATAGTCTTTTAATTATACCATCACCATAACTTCTTGGTGAATCTTTTTGAAACGGAGGATTTTCTCCAACTGTTGCGAAACTTCGCCTATTAAAAGGCCAATAATCTCTTAGAGCCACGGCTATCCTAACAATATAGTACGATATAGTATATAAAGCTTTCGCCGAAAACTCTTTAAATACCCCTTAAACCACGTTTATTTATATTATGTGAACGTCTAGCTGTAGCAAAAACTGGGTTTCTTCCACCGGTTCTCCTATTTGTACCTGTTTGTTTTAAAGAAACACTTGCAAACGTAGCAGAAGCTGGTAGCATTTGTAAAGATGCGTGTAATGCTATAGCACTACTGTCGCAGTAATCATCGTGTTTACCACTAGGTGCTGCAATCTTCTCAGTTTTGTTAGCAGCATCCATTGTATATTCTAAATCTATATGTTCTCTCACCCATTTATTAACTAATTTAGCATGTTGAGGTTCCAAATTGTCTGGATGTGGTATTTTTACCAGTTTTTGTTGTATATATGATACATAATCACGGTATATTTGTGTTTTAGAACCTTTTGGACCTCCAGTAAAAACGAAAGGTATAAATTGTATTTGTTCTTCCACACATTCTACTCTCAAGTCTTGTTCTATTGCTCCACCCATACCTGTTGCGTCAATTATCAGTTTATCGGCACCATATTCTTTAGATATAGCCATAATCCTTTTTCTTTGGTATGGAATGTCATGTCCACCTGTTTTTGGACCTATTTCTTCTAAATAAATAAGTGTTGCTACATTTTCAGTATCAGTTTTAGCGGTAGACCATACACTTATTACTGTGCTATTAACAGATTTACCAATATCTACTCCTACAACACAATTTGGGTATTTTCCGGGTTCTTGGAAAGATAAACTAGAAGATAAACAGTCTTTTACTAGTTCTGGATTAAAAATATTAGCTACAGACTCAACAAACTGACATTCATACTCAGTTTTCCAATAAATTGAATCTTCACCCCATTCTCGCATTTTTTCAGCCATATCATCATCTGTATATGGTGCAGAGTATGCTCTACCGGGATTTACAGCATCTCTCCATGTAAATACCATTCGTTCAAAAGTATCCTCATATCTATCATCATAAAGATAGCGCCACATGTGATTATCTTTTGATTTTGGGGTGCCTAGATTAATAAATGGTGCTTTATTAGAAACAATTGCTGGTTCTACGTTATCTATAAACAATTTATCATCAATAAGTGGACTTTCGTCTACAATACAAAATGTAGGATGTTGTCCACGTATGGCTTGTCCCTGATTAGATGGAGCTAATGGGGCTCTACGTAGCACAGTCCCTCCTTTTAGTGTTATGTTAGGTTTATTATGGAACCTGTAGTTCTTTACTAAGCCATTTAAAAAAGCATTATCTGCAAAATGCCTATAACAATAATTAAATATAAGTGAAGCTTGGTCCTCAGTTGGAGCCAAAATAAATATTAAATCTCTAAATCTATTAAAAAACATGTAGATACATAC